ACAAGGTAGGATTCTTCTCTCTGGAGACGGACAAGAAGAAAATCCGGGACCGCATGGTGTCCCACGTGGCGCAGATCGACTTCAACGACATCAAGCGACACACCATGAAGGAGCACGATTGGACGGCTCTGGCTGCAAAGTCGGCAGACTTTGCAAAGCGCGACTTGACTGTGCTGCGCGGCTCCGGCATGACGGCGACGGAAATCCAGAGCATCAGTCAGGCCTACGGCTTCGAGGTGATCTTCATCGACTACGTGCAGCTGATTGTGCCGGAGATCGACCGTCGGGCGCCCCGCAGCGAGCAGATGGCGGATGTGTCCGTCTCGATGCACGTCTTCGCTCAGAAAACCGGCACCACGGTGGTGGAGCTGGCGCAGCTGACCCGCCCGGAACGCGGCGGCTGGCGTGAGCCGGATATGCATGACCTGAAGGAGTCTGGCCAGTTTGAGCAGGATGCGGACCTGATCCTCATGCTGTTCCGGCCCGGGCCCAAAAGTGAGTTGGACGAGGAGACGTGCCGCATCCTGAAAATCGCCAAGCAGAAGGAGGGCCACTGGGGTAAGTGGCCGCTGTATTTTGACGGCAGCCGCCAGACCTTCTCTGTGCTGGTGGATGATAAGCGGGTGATGCGCTCTCTGGTGGATGCCGGCAAGAAGGCTAAGCGCAAGAATCGAGTGGAGGCCAAGGGGCAGCAGACTATTGCGGAAATTGTGGAACTGCCGCCCGGCGAGGCCAAGGATTTGCCGTTCTAGGCGGGGTACTAGGATGCCAAACGAAGCGCTTATTGACATACCCGTGCGTTTCCACACGGATGTGCGGGCCGGAGTGCGGCCAATGCCCAGCAGGGTAGTCTACATCCACCCGCAGCGACGGTTTTACATAGCGGAGTTTCGCTCCCCGATCACCGGAGAGACGTTCCGGGAGAGTTTCTATTTTGAGGACCGGCGCCATAAGCCGCGCCGGACAGAAAGGACAAGACATGAGAACGATTGCAATTTTTAACCAGAAGGGCGGCGTGGGCAAGACCATCACGGCCGCCACCATGGCCCATGTGGCCGCCAAGTACCACGGCAAGCGGGTGCTGCTGGGCGACTGCGACGGCCAGGGCAACCTGAGCCAGTATTACGGCGTGAAGACGGAAGATCTCACCACCATGCTGGACGTACTGCAAGATACGGCAGATTCATTCTACGAGAACATTGTGACGGAGGCCGCGCCGGGCGTGGACATCATCCCGGCAGACACCCGGATGCTGCTGGCGGACCTGCAGGCCATCAAGGACGGGGAGCGGAATCTGGGAGCGCTGGAGGATCTTCGGCTGGCGTTGGTGGAGGACGACGCCTACGACCTGTTTATCCTGGACTGTCCCACCGGGCTGACCACGGCCAGTGCCGCCGCTTTGGTGGCGGCTGATGATGTGATTATCCCCATCCGGCTGGACGCCTTTTCCACCAACGGCATGACGGTGCTGATGTCGCTGGTGGCCCAGATGCGGGAACTGAATCCCCGCCTGCGGGTGGCAGGCATCCTGCCCACCCACTTCCGGAACACGCCGGAGGAGCAGCAGGCTATCTCGCTGCTGAAGGAGCTGTACGGCCTGCCGGTGTTCACCACGCCCATCCACCTGAGTGCGGCGGTGAGCGAGAGCACCTACAGCGACAAGCAGCTGGTGGATTACTCCCCCAGAGCGTGGGCATCCCGCGGGTACAAGTTCTTTGTGGCGGAGTACCTGGCCAAGATGGGAGGTGCGGCACATGGCTGACAAGGGGTTGAATATCGCGGATGTGCTGCGGTCCCAGATGAAGACGGTGTCCGGTCCGGACACCACCGGCCGGGAGAGCATTGAGTACATCGACATTGAACTGCTGGAGCAGGATCCCGACAACTTCTACCAGCTGAGCAAGGTGGAGGAGCTGGCGGGTAATATCTCCGTGGTGGGCCTGCAGCAGCCCGTCCGTGTGCGGCCGTCTGAGGGCGGGCGGTACATGATCGTCAGCGGCCACCGGCGCAGGGCTGCGCTGCAGCAGCTGGTGGAGGCCGGTGAAGAGCGGTTCCGGCAGGTGCCCTGCATTGTGGAGCAGCCTGAGGCCAGCGCCGCCATGCAGAAACTGCGGCTGATCTACGCCAACAGCGACACTCGCTCCATGACCTCCGCGGAGCTGAGCCAGCAGGTGAAGGAAGTGGAAGATCTTCTGTATCAGCTGAAGGAAGAGGGCGTGGAGTTCAAAGGCAAGATGCGGGACCACGTGGCCCAGATCTGCAACGTGAAGGCCACGAAGCTGGCAAACCTGAAGGTGATCCGGGAGAAGCTGGCGCCTTGCTGGGAGCCGTATTACAAGAAAGCTACCCTGAATGAGACCGTGGCCCTGGCATTGGCGAGAATGCCGGCGGCTCAGCAAGAAATCATCCTGGATGGGTTGAAGGCCAAGAAGTATGAAATCAGGTGGCTCTACGAGGGCGAAGTCAAGAGAATGGGTGAACGGATGGCGAAGGCCGAGGAACGTCGCTGCAAGAAGTTCCGGGAGGACCGCTGCAGCAATGTGGAGAATATGCAGAGGCGTATCGTCCATGCGGGCAATGCCTGGAATAACCCCTGTGAGCGGTGCTGTGACAAGTGCGAGGAACTGGCCACCTGCAGATGGGCTTGCCCCAAGCTGGCGGACAAGGCCAAGCAACTGCGGTCGGACAAGAAGGCTGCCCGACAGCAGGAGAAGGAGGCAAAAGAGGAGCGGGATCGTCCCATCATCCAGGAAATCATGAAATACTGGAACCGCTTCGGCGAGGCCCGGAATGCGGCGGATAAGTCTGTGAAGGACTGCTTCAAGGCCATGGACCGATACTATCAGCACAGCTATGAGCGGGAGTTCATTGCGTTTGAGTGTCTGGAAGCCAAATTTAAAACGGACACCAATTTGCCTTACGGCTATTCCTGCTACTTGAGCGATGTCAAAAAGTTTGTAGCGGTTGCCGACCTGCTGGGCTGCTCTCTGGACTATCTGCTGTGTCGGACGGACATCCCTCAGATGGCCACGGCCGCGCCGACACTGCCGGAGGGGCAACTGGTATTTGCCGGGTGGATGCCCGGCGGCACCACGCCCGCGGAACCCTGCGACGTGGTGGTGAAGTTTGATCTGGGCAACGAAAAACTCCACAGTATGCTGTGTCGTTGGAATGGCGAGGCGTTTTTATTCAAAGCGGGCGGCGAAAAGGTGAACATGGAGCCGGTGAAGTGGATGGCCCTGCCGCCGGATGAGGAGAATTGCGTATGATTAGAATTATTCTGGATCCGGATAATGCAGATCCGTCCATCACGATGAATGAGGTTGCCGCGCGTGGTGGCGTCAAAGAGATTGCCGCGGAATTGTCCTATGCTATCGCGGATATTTATAACGGCATGAAGATGCGTGATCCCAAGATGGCTATTGTGTTCAAGGCCCTTATGGGTGCGGCAACTCACCCAGCTTCGCCGGTTTGGACGGAAAACACTACTGTTCCTGGAAGTACCCGCTTCATCAATGTCATTCCGAAAGAAAAAAAGTGAGGTGCACAGCGTGGGAGAGCACACGAACAAAACGAGAAATGAGAAGAAACAGCGCCGGGCGAATATCGCCCGGCTGCTGGTGACTATCAGCATCCTGCTGATGCTGGTGAAGTTACTGACGGAGGCTGCAGGATGATTTATACCGACGATGAGATCCGGGACAGCTTCCGGAAGGCACAGGACAAGAAAGCACAGGTGCGGGTTCTGGCGGAGCTGAACGGCACCGATGTGGAGACCATGGGAAAGAAGCTGGTGGAGCTGGGTCTGATCCCCGCACCGCCTGCACCGAAGGTACCGCCCTTTGACGAGGCCCGGGCCATGGAGCTGTATAACGAGGGCCTGTGCGATCTGGACATTGCAGAAATGCTTGGGGTCAGTGTGCAAACATTTTCCATTTGGCGCAGAAACCATAATTTGCCGTCCAACCGGAAACCCGGCTCCGGTACCGCGCCGGGCAGCCGGAGAAAGACCAAGGCAAAGTCTATTGATGAGCTGAAGGCCTCTCCGCCCGTGTCGGCGCCGGCACCGGAACCACTGCCGGATGCTGCCAGAGAATCTGGCAGCATGACGGTTGCCTGTTTGCTGGATATCCTGTCGGATTTCGCCAGAAGATATCCGGACGCCAAGGTGTATTTGGACGGCCTGCGTGTGCCTGAGGTGAGGATGTCTGTACTCTGCGCACCGGGGTGTGCTGCAGAGGCGGAGATCTATTTGCTTGAGGCCGAAGCGGCCGGCGACAAGAAAGGGAGGAAGCAATGAATCTGAACGACTTTAATGCGAGAGCGAGGTACGTCTATACGAAGCTGCTGCCGCTGGTGCAGGCGGCCACGGACGACCGGGTAGAGGGCCTTTCCTATGAGTCCTGCGGCGACGATGAGGAGGTCGTCGCGCACTTTGCAGATGGTAGCCAGTGCCGCGTTACGGTCACCGGCCGGAACTATTTTGACATGGCTGTGGATGTCCTGAAGGCGGTGGCGTGATGACGCTAAGCCAATGCACAAAGGCTGATTTGCTGTGGATTGTCAAACGGCTGCAGATGCGTTGTAGATATGATGTTGACTTGGCTTTGACCGATCTTGCGTATGAGAAAGAAAAAGAGCGGATTGCCGAAGCAGAAAAATATTGCAAACTGGCCGATAAAAAAAGAAAGGAATATATTGAAATTATGAGGCCGTATGACGGGAAAAGGTTGATCGATATTCCTCTGACTGTCTTGAATCGGGCAGATGAAGTCATAAAAGAAGCGCAGTCCGCAGATGAAAAATGGGCGAAGCTGATGGGGATTTCTCTTAATTCCGGGACATCAGTAAAGGACGGTGACGGTAATGCTTAACAAAATCATTCTCATGGGTCGCCTGACCCGCGATCCTGAACTGCGGCACACCAGCAACAGAACTCCGGTGGCCAGCTTTTCGCTGGCGGTGGACCGGGATTTCAAAACCCAGGGCGGCGAGAAAGAGACGGACTTCATCGACGTTGTGGCATGGCGCCACACGGCAGAGTTTGTGAACAGCTATTTCACCAAGGGCCGCATGGCCGTGGTGGAGGGCCGCCTGCAGATCCGGGACTGGACGGATCGGGATGGCGGAAAACGCCGCAGCGCCGAGGTTGTTGCCGAGAACGTCTACTTCGGAGACAGCCCAAAGAAGGTGTCCGGATCCGACACCGGTGAATCGGGCGAGTTCCGCGAAGTGCCTAACGAAGAGGAAGGAGAGCTGCCGTTTTGAGAAACGCTGAAAGTATTTTGAAGGATCTGCACCGCATTGCCGTGGACAACCACCGGTGCTTCGGCTGCGGGCAGGAGCATGACTGCAGCATCCACGGGTGTGCTATTATTCGGGAGGCCGAGGCCCTGATTGGGAAGCTGCAGGCCGATTTGAGCCAGAGCGAGGTGGCCCGCAGCGACCTTGGCAAGCGTCTGGCGGAAGCACAGCAAAGCTTGCACGAAGTGAAGTCGGAGTTGGATCGTTTGCTGGCCGATGTTCGGGGACTCGTGGATGTTTGCTCCTTGTGCGCCAATACGGACAGTATTCCGGATTGTGAGCTTGACGGCGAGTGCGAGAAATGCGAGACGCCCTGCGCGTGCCACAACTGCGACGAGAAGGCCAGCAATTTTGTGTGGAAGCGGGCGGCCGGAATAGGCGGTGAATGAGATGCTGCTGTTTTATGCCGGTGTTGTTTTCGGCGGGATCGTAGGGTTTGTGACGTTCTGCCTGCTGAGTGCGAATGGAAGGGACGGTGACGACGAGTGACGAGAGAAGAAGCGGCGAGAATCCTCGACCCTGAAACCACGGTGGAGGCTCTTGCGGAAATTGAATACTACGCTGGATTTTCCGGGCGATCTGCAAAGGTTCAAGCGGTGACGGATGCGTGTGCGCTTGCGGCTGCTGCTCTGAGGGAGCTGTCTGAAGATGTCCCGCAATCTCGCGGAGACATCGTGCGATCCATGACAGATTCGCAGTTGGCTTACTGGATGGTGTATCTCTCCGTTCACCACGGTGATCCCGGGTATGATTTGAGCTTTCTTTGGTGCGATGGCCACGGGCCGTGCATGGCGGATGGAAACTGTCGGGATCACTGGAGTATGGATTGTGTGCTTCGTTACCTGGCCTGCAAAGCGCCTGACATTGAAATCCCGCAGCGGCCCAACATGCGGATCCGGGACCATGAGGAATATTTCATCAAGACATTTTCCTGTCCGTCGTGCGGCAAGAGGATTTGTTCGTACACCTTTGGCCGCGAATGGACTGATAACGGACTGCAGCTTTCGGAGATGTTTGCGAAGCGGGTCTGTCCCAGCTGTAGTCAGGCGATTGACTGGAGCGAGGAGGTCATTGCAAATAAACGGGAGGTGGCCAATGAAGCGACTGACGACTGATGCGCCGAAGGATAATTTCCAAAATGCGCTGAATCTGTTTTACATCAAGGACCGGGAAGTATGGGTGCGCAGATATGGGCCGCCTCCGGAGTGCCCGGACATTAGTCTGGACAATCTGATGCGCAGCCTGATCGCCAAGTTCCTGCCGGATGTGGAATGTCCGCAGGATCCCGTGGACTTCTCCTGCATGATGGCGGAGTGGCTGTATGACGACGTGGACACCATGGAGGGCCCGCTGGCGCTCTTGTATAGTGCTGCCTGGGCCTTTGCGGAACTGCGGGAGCGGCTGAAGACATACGAGGAAACCGGCCTGATGCCGGAAGATGTGTTACGAATTTCCAACCTCCTGCGATTAGTTGGGGAGGATTTTAACTGCCGACTCGTGTTTGTGGCACAGGCTTTAGTTAGATATGCGGAATACGCAAAGGCTGAAAGCGAGGGCCGTCTGGTGGTGCTGCCGTGCAAGTTTGGCGATTCGCTTTACAGAATCCGGCGCTTTAAACGCGGGAAGAACTGGACAAAGGAATCGGTGCATATCTTGTCCACCTCTCTGACGATTAACAATGTGGCAAATGTCCTTTTCGGGGATGTGCTGGGAAAAACCGTATTCCTGACCCGTGAAGAGGCGGAGGCGGCGCTGGCAGAAGTTACCGACACAAATGTTGGTAACAAAGGAGGCGCTGATGGCTGAGTATATCGAGAGAGATTTCGTTTTGAACGGAATTGATACGGTTATTGTTGCCGCCAAAGGCATTGCAGGAGACAATCCGATTTCTATCAAAACCGTTAGTATCATAAAAAACATTCGTGCATTTATCGACAGTGTGCCTGCCGCAGACGTAGCACCTGTGGTGCCGGAATTGCGGAAAGCGGTGAACCTGCTTAAAGAGGAATACGAGAAAGCGAAGCATAACCCGATTGTGCGTGATCCGCTGGCCTTTGCTTTGTATCAGACGTGGAATGCCGTGGATGGCTAGAATGGATGGTGAAACATGAGAGCTATTGTTTGCGATAAGTGCGGGAGGGTTGTTCTGTGCGAGACCGAGTGGGGATCCCTCCCGGACGGTATCTGCCGTTTGTCTGATGGCCGCGTCAACGGGGTGTGTCTGGATCTTTGTACGGAGTGCACGGCCCATCTGATAGACGCTGTGCGGGAGCAGGCTGATGATGAGTAAATGCTGCATGAACTGCGCCTGTGTGCACGGAGCGGTGCTGCTGATCTGCAGTCGGCGGACGATCGGGCGGCTGTATGTGGACGCCTTCTTCCTCTGCCCGCTCTGGGAGCCGAAGCGGACATTTCAGCACAAATAAAAAACCGCCCTTTTGAGGGCGGTACTATCTCTGCTGACCTGTCTTTTGCAAAACAGAAAGTTGGACATGAGCGCCGGAATGAATTCCATTGGCTGTAGACCTCCTTTGCAAGATAGTGAAATGATTATATATCGTGCCGCAGCGAAAAGCAATTATTAGGAGAAGCAATTATGACTCAATCTTGTGTTTGGACCTGTGTGCGGCAGCGGGCAGGTCCTCTGGTGAAGGAGTGCCGGGCCATCCGGCCCCGGCTCTCCGTCGAGGACTCTCCTTATGACCGCATAGAGAAAAATAAAATCCTGCTGCCCAAGGGAGACTCTTCCATCTGCAGAACGCAGGTAGATCGGCTGGAACTGCGGCTTGCCCTGTTTGGCTGGCACGGCAGCCACTACACGCTGACGTTCGATGCGGAGAATCTGCCGGCCAGGTATCGGGATGTGCGGAAGGTGTGGCGGGCGTTCCTTGCCCGGGCGAAGCGGTGGAACGGCGGACGGCCCATCGATTATATCTATCTGATCGAGGGCAAGCATGGTGACCACCGCTTCCACATCCACGCTGTATTCAGCGACGACGAAGTGCCGACGGCTGTAGTTCGCTATCTGTGGAAATACGGCGAAGTCGACGATGAACCTATCCTGCGGGGCAAATATGACAGCTTCCGCAGGTTGGCCAAGTATTTCAACAAGGAGAGCAGTGACGGCATCACCATCCCCGTGGGCGCCCGCCCGTGGGTGTGCAGCCGGACACTGACGGAGAAGCTTCCTCCGCCGGAGAGGTGGATGGACAGCAGCGGGATGATCGACATCCCGGATGCGGTTTACTCCTCCGGCAGGAGCTGCACGGAGAACGAATTCGGAGCCTACTATTATGGCTGGTACATTGAGCCGAAAAACAGAGCTTTATATTTAAATCAATGATTTCAATCTTGAAATCTAGTTGAATAATTGACACGATTTGAAGAAATGGAGGGAAAGGCATTGCGCAAAGGTGCGAATGATGGTATGATAATCACGGAGGACGGGTTCGTCCTGTGCCCGCAGTGCGGCATGGTCAAACTCCTCCGGCTTCCGCCAGACGGCAAGCTCAAGGGTTATCCCTTCTGCAAGCGTTGCAAGCGGGAGCAATACGTGAATATCGACTTGAGCCAGAGCCAACGAGCCAGAGCCACATGAACCGCAAGCGCGGGGAGTGTTGGTCCTGGCTCTTTTGTTTTGCCCGGAGGTGATAGCCCGTGGCCATGAAGCCGAAGCGGCCGTGCCGACACCCAGGCTGCAGCGTGCTGGTCGAGGATGGGTATTGCGAGAAACACCGGCCGAGGCGCACCCGCGACCGCAGTGCCGAGGCAGAGTCCTGGCGCTGGATGTACAAGACGGACGAGTGGATCTACGAACTGCGGCCGGCGCAGCTCCTGAAGGAGCCGTTCTGCCGAGAGTGTGCAAAACGCGGGGAGCGCGTCCGCGCCACCGACGTTGACCACATCGTGGATCACAAGGGCCGCTGGGACGTGTTCGCTGATCCGGACAATCTGGAGAGCCTTTGTCACAGCTGTCACAGCCGTAAGACCGCCACAGAGTTGTGGCAAAATCGAGCGAAAAATAAACGCCGTTGAGAACGAAAACCCGCCCAGCTTTGGGCGCCCAGGCGCGGTGCAGGCCATGCGCGGACGCGCTTGCGGGGTTCCTTGCGCAGACCCTCCCCCGGGGTCAAAAAGTTTTCAACGGCGGCTTCCGTACCGCAGGCCCCCCGTCATACAGGAAATTTTCCCCACGGCGGGCAGGGAGGGCGGCGCACAGCGCAGCGGGCGGAGCAAAGTAATGCCTGGGACGTCGAAGGCCTGCGTGCCGACGTGGGGTGCTGATGTAGGCGTTCCCGGGCAATCTCCGGGGTTCTGCCGGGTGGGAGCTCAGCCACCCGAAGTTCATCTAGTGACCTCTTGTCGGGTACCGGCGGCAACGCCGGCATCCGGCAGAGCTCCGGGGAATGGAATCTCCTGTACTTGCCCCGGCGTTTGAAAGCTGCGCCGGTGAGAATCTTCTTCATCCTCAGGCGTCTGCGGTGCGCAGAACACCGCAGCGTCGGGGCAAGTACAGGGCAGGTCTGCAGTACACGGTTTCTGCATTTGCCCCGGCGTTGGGGATTGCGTCGGAGTAGCCATTGTGCTGTACCTTTCCCGCTCTGCAGCTTCGGCTGCAGGGTCGGGGCAAGTGCAGGAACAGACGGTGTCGGGTCCTGACACCGGAAAATGAATTCGGTCTTCTGCCGGGCGGCTCGCCGAGCGCCCGAAACCCTTACCACCTACCGGCGGCGGTGACCAACCGCCGGCCGCCGGGCAGAGGGCCGAACAGGAAGGAGGACGCCATGAGCGGAAGACGGCAGCCCACCGCAGTGGTGGAAGCCAACGGCAGGAAGCATATGACCCAGGCGGAAGCCGATGAGCGCCGCGACCTGGAAGTTCATGTGCCGCCTCCTGAAGAGGTGGTCCCGCCTGAATGGCTGGGAAAGAAGTACCACACGGAGTATATCCGCATTGGCAATATCCTGATGGCGGCGGGACTCTATTCCGAACTGGATCAGGATGTCCTGGCACAGTATTTTGTGAGCTGGGACCGCTGGGAGAAGGCGGACAAGAAGGCCGGCGCCGCCATCCGCAAGAATGACGAGAAGCTGGCCAGGGAATGGACCTCTATTCAGGGCACCTACTTCAAGCAGGCTCGCCAGTGCGCCACGGCCATGGGACTGGATGTGACCAGCCGGTGCCGCATCGTGGTTCCTCAGGCGCTGGTAAACGCAGCCAAGGCCTCGCCCGACGACGAGGCTGATGAGTTCACACAGACGCTGCGTGCCCGGCAGGCGGCTGCTCTGCAGAAGGCAGAGTGAGCATGGGCAATGTGACCTACAACCAGGCGGCGGGCCAGTTCGTCTGCGACTTCGTGGAACGGCTGCCCACCACCGACACCGGCAGACACTTTCAGCTGTACCCGTGGCAATCGGACGCCATCCGGGAGTTCTACGGCACCATGGAAGAAGACGAGACCACGGGCGACCTGCTGCGGAAGTATTGGTACCTGTATCTGGAGATCCCCAAGAAGAACGGCAAGAGCGAGCTGGCGGCGGCGCTGGGTATTTACCACCTGTTCGCCGATGGCGAGCTGAACGCCGAGGTCTACGTGTGCGCGGCGGATAAAGAAAACGCCAGCATCGTGTTCAGCGCAGCGGCCTTCATGCTGCGTACCGAGCCCTGGACAGCAAAGATGATTGCCCGGGGTGAGCTGCGGATCATCGACAGCCAGAAGCGCATCGAGTACCGGCAGCGGGTGGCCACTGGAAACGGCGGCTTCCGCTGGATCACGGTGGGCCGCATGGCGGTGCTCTCCAGCGAGGCATACAGCAAGCATGGCTACAAGCCCAGCTGCGTGATCTTTGATGAGCTCCATGCACAGCCCAATCGGGACCTGTGGGACATCATGACCTTCGGCGCCGGTTCCGGCCGGAAGCAGCCGGTGTGGATCGTGCTGACCACCGCCGGTGACGACCCGGATCGAAACTCCATCGGCTGGGAGATCCACCAGAAGGCTGTGGGCGTCCGCGATGCACGGCTGCTGCGCAAGACCCTTGCCGAGGGCGGCGATCCCCGGCAGATTCTGAGTCTGCGCCGGGTGGATGACGCTGACATGGAGCAGGCCCAGGCAGATCTGCTGGAACAGGACCTTCCCAACTGGCTCCCCATCCTTTACGGCCTGACCGCCATGTTCGGTGACGACCCGGACGACCTGAAGGATATCGACATCTGGGATGAGAAGCTGTGGTACCTGTGTAACCCGAGTTTGGGTAAACACCTCTCCATCCGCACGCTGCGGCTGGAGGCCCGGGAGGCCAAACGCAGCGAGGCCGGCGAAAAGCTGTTCCGCTGGCTGCGTCTGAATCAGTGGATCTCCGTCAAGGCCGTTGCCTGGATCAGCCTGACACTGTACGACAAGTGCCAGTGGGGACCCAGCAAGAAGGCGGAGCGGGAAAAGTGGCTGGAGCAGCTGCGGGGCAAAACCTGCTATGGCGGCGTGGACCTCTCCACCTCCCGCGACATGACGGCCTTTGTGCTGCTGTTCCCGCCTCAGCCGGGACTGGACAAGGCGGTGCTGGTGCCGTACATCTGGCGGCCCGGAGGTACTGTGCAGGAGGCCGAGAAGCGGGACCACGTCCCATACCGGGACTGGGAGCGGGCCGGATTCCTGCGGCTGTGCGAGGGCAACACCATCGACTATGACGATGTGGAAAACACCATCAAGGCCGCCAAGGAGCTGTACGATCTGAAAATGGTGGGCTTCGACCCCTATCTGAGCCGAACCATCACCCAGCGGCTGACGCCTCATGTGGAGGTCATCGAGATTCCGCAGGATCTGAAGAACATGAGCCCGGCCATGAAGGAGATCGACATGATGATGGAGAGCAGGGAGCTGCTGCACGTGCACAACACCTGCTTCCGCTGGACCTTCGGCAACGTGCGGAACTATGAGGACGGCAACGGCAACATCAAGCCGCTGAAGAACCGCTCCACCGGCCGCATTGACCCCACTGTGGCCAGCATCATCGTGGTGGCGGTGTGGATGATCGCGAGAAATCAGAAGCCTGACCTTGCGGAGGTCATGCGAACCAGAGAATATCACCTGTAACAGGAGGAGCGATATGAAGAAAATGGCGGAGAATCTGGCGGCCCATCTGCCGGAGATCGTACTGGTGGGCGGCGCTGCCGCGTTGGCGGTGGGAGCGGGGATGATCTTTCTCCCTGCGGGCCTCATCGCAGGCGGCCTGCTGGCCATGGCGGGCGGCGTGCTGTCGCTGATGGGACAGGAGGATGATGTGAGATGAGTTTGCGCAAAGGCCTTGTGCGGGCCGGACGCAGTCTGGACAGCCCCGTTCGGAAGGCTGCCGGCGCGTTTCAGACCCTGACACTGGATAACCCTGCAGGGTGGCTCACCGGCGAGGACATCACCGGCATGAGCCGGGAACGGGCCATGAAGATCTCCACGGTGAACCGCTGTGTGGAGGTGCTGGGAAGCGCTATGGGCGTGCTGCCCACCTTTGTGATGGACCGGAACACCAAGGCACATCTGGAGAGCCACCGGCTTAACACCGTGCTGCAGGAACGGCCCAATGAGGCCATGACCCCATTTGACTTCAACCGGCTGCTGATGTGCAACCAGCTGCTGCGGGGCAATGCTTACGCATGGAGCTTCCGAGATCCCCGGAGCGGCCACATTCTGGAGCGCATTCCCCTGAGTGCGGACTATGTGACACAGTGCTGCGTGGAGGGCCGCCGGTGGTATCTCTATTCCCACCCGGTGACGGGTGAGCTGTACTGGCTGCGGCCGGAGGATGTGACCCACTACAAGGCCTACAGCGAGGACGGCCTGAACGGTATCAGCGTGCTGCACCGGGCTGCTCTGACACTGGACACTGCCCGGGCCGCGCAGCTGTATGAAAACAGCACCTGGAACAACAACGGCCAGCCCAGCGGTATCCTGACCACGGACAGCGATCTGGGCGACATGGTGAATGTGACGCAGCCGGACGGCAGCGTGGTGCAGGTGGATCCCAAAGAGCAGCTGCGTAAGAGCTGGGAGAAGATCCATCGGGGCCCGGGCAATGCCTTCCGGGTGGCGGTGCTGGACTTGGGACTGAAATACCAGCCCATCTCCATGACCAATGCCGACGCCCAGTTTGTTGAGAGCAATGAGGTTCGGGTGGCGGACATCTGCCGCTTCTTCGGTATGCCCCTGCATCTGGCCTACGCCGGAAAGCAGAGCTACTCCAGCAACGAGCAGAACGGCATTGAGTTCGTGACCTACACACTGCTGGGGTATGAGACCCAGTGGAGTCAGGAGGACAGCCACAGGCTGCTGCTGCCCAGCGAGGTCAAAGCAGGCCTGCGGGTGCGGAGAAACCCCAAGGTATTCCTGCGGGGTGACACCGCGGCACAGACCGCACACTACCGGGGTATGCGGGAGATCGGCGTGTACTCCGTCAACGACATTCTGGCACTGGAGGACCGGCCCAAGGTGCCCGGCGGCGACGTGCGCTACGCCAGCTGGAACTATGGCCCGCTGGATGACTTTGCTCGCCTGAGCATCATCCGTGCCCTGGGCGGAACGGAAAAGGAGTTGGAAAACGAATGAGCTTTGAACCCATTATCAAGGCGGCCTACGTGGAAAAACAGGCCGTGGACGAGGCGGAGCTGGCGCTGATCAATGCCCAGACACTGACGCCCAAAAGCGCGGAGAGCCTGTTCGCTTTCCGTCTGCGGGCCTGTGACAATCAGGTGGACCGGGATCTGGAGCGCTTTACCGACCGGACACTGGATCAGCTGGCGGAACTCTTTGTGGGACGGCCGGTGCTGCGGGACCACAACTGGAGCGCCAGCAGTCAGACGGCCCGCATCTATGCCGCCGGCACGGAAATGCGGGAGGGCGTGAAGATGCTGATCCTGCGGGCCTATATGCCCCGTTCCATCCGGACGGCCAACACCATCACGGACATTGAGAGCGGTATCCTGCGGGAGGTCAGCGTGGGCGTTGTGGTGGAGCGGATGGTTTGTTCCATCTGCGGCGAGGACTTCCTAACCTGCCCCCATCATCGGGGCGAGGAATACGAGGGCAGAAAATGCCATGTGGAGCTGGACAACGCGCTGGACGCCTACGAGGCATCCTTCGTGGCGGTACCGGCCCAGAAGGATTCCGGCGTGGTGAAGCGCTACGAGGCCAAGGGGAAAACTAAGGACCCCAGCCCGGCGGAGCCCGGGCATGAAAATAGCCAGGCGCAGCAGGAGGCGGAAGCTCTGCAGGCTCTGGAAGAACATCGATATGGAGGAATGTGAGATGTACAACACTTTGCTGGAACTGAAGAACAAGCGCGAAACCCTGCTGGCCAAGGGCAAGCAGCTGATCGCCGAGAAGAAGTTCGACGAGCACAAGCAGCTGGTGGAGGGTGACCTGGCCAAGCTGAACGAGGAGATCGACGCGGTGGAGAAGCAGCTGGCCGAGGAGGGCCGCTTCTCCGACATGGATGAGCACCTGAAGGGTCTGCACGACGGCCTGCAGCGTCAGCGCGAGGATGAGAAGACCCTGAAGACCCTGGACGGGATCCGCGGCAGCAACGAGTATGCCCGTGCCTTCCTCAAGGCCATGGCAACCGGCGCCACCGTGAAGCACTCCCGCAGCGTGGAGGCTCTGGCACCCCTGTACAAGGCCCTGACCATCGCGGGCGGCGACCCTGCCGGCAGCGACGGCGGCTTCCTGGTGCCCGCGGAGTTTGACAACGCCATTATTCGCGCATCCAAGGAGTATCTGGATCTGTCCACCCTGTTCAATGTGGAGCATGTTACCAGCTCCAGCGGCTGGCGCGCCGTGGAGATCGGTACCCCCACTGCGCTGCCCAACGTGGATGAGATGGGTACCATCGGCAAGGCCGACCAGCCCAAGTTCGCCAAGGTGCCCTACAGCGTGAAGAAGTTCGCCGACCGCCTGCCCATTTCCAGCGAACTGCTGGAGGACGAGAGCGCCGGCCTGCTGGCTTATGTGGCTGACTGGTTTGCCCCCAAGTACGTGCTGACCAAGAACACTCTGCTGCTGCCCATGCTGACCGGCCTGACCAAGACCGTGGAGCTGACCGGCACCCCCGACAAGGTGCTGCGCCAGGCACTGATCAAGCAGCTGAACACCGCCCACAGCCGCACCGCCACCCTGCTGACCAACCAGAGCGGCTACGCCGAAATGGACGGCTGGGAGGATGGCAACAACCGTTCCCTGCTGGTGCCCGACCCTACCGCGGCACAGGCCATGCGCTACCGCGGCCGCCCCGTGGTCTACGGCGACGACACCGAGCTGACCGAGAAGGCCCTGTATGTGGGCAACTTCAAGGCTCTGGGTACCCTGTTCGTTCGCAAGGGCATTGAGATGGCCACCACCAACGTGGGCGGCGACGCATGGGCCACTGACTCCACCGAGGCCCGCGTGATCTGCCGCATGGATGCCAAGGAGGTCTTCAAGGATGCTGCCTTTAAGGCTACCTTCGTCGAAGGCGCTGACGGCTGATACCGGGAGGTAGACCATGAAGAGCGATAATTCTGTGAAGCAGGTCGGCCCCGAGCAGATCGAGCCTGCACAGGCTGAGCCCATTCAGCCCGATCCCGATCAGCGTGCAGCTGTTTCTGAGCAGCAGGAAGAAATCGTGCAGGCAGCACGGTTTGTCGTGAAGTCTGAACGGCTGAATCTGCGTAATGGTCCCGGCCACCAGTTCGGCGTTGTGGATGTTCTTCAGCGCGGTACGGTCGTTGAGGTTCATGCCCTGCCTCTGGGCGTGGAGGTCCCCGGCTGGGAACTGGTTTCCACCGGCGATTCTCTCATCGGCTGGGTGGCAAGACCCTTTATCGAGACTGTGGAGGAGTAAGATATGGCGCTGGAGGATAAAGCCCTTGAAATGTCCTTGATGAATTACTGTAAGCAGGATGATCTCACCCCAGACGATGCAGATTTTCTGGAGGAGTGTTATCTGGCGGCGGTGGACTACATGGCCGATGCTGGCGTGAGTATTCCTCAGGCTGGTACAGGCCGTTACGCCAAATATATGCTTTGCATCAAGCCCATCGTCCTGGATATGTGGGACAACCGCGGTACACAGATCTCAGGGGTCACGATGGTAGAAAATGAGTCCTTCAAGCGCATCAAGAACCAACTGAAACTGACCGAACCGGTGTCGGAATACGACACCGGCTCCGGCGGTTAAAGGAGGCGGCACCATGGAACTGTACGTAAACGCGGGGGAACTGAAGGAGCGCATCCGCATTGTGGAACGAAACACTGAGCGGGACGCGGACGGCTACGAGGTGCGCAGGGACGATCCTGCCTACTGGAAGGATGTCCACACCTGCTGGGCCAGATTCTCTCAGCCCAGCGGCACAGAGACTGTCCGCGCCGGTGCAGACTTCGCTGTGGAGAAGGGCCGGTTCCTGATCCGCTGGACGAAGAAGCCCATCCACCGGAAAATGTTCATCCTGTTCCGGGGTCGGGAGTGGGAGATCGTCTACATCAACGACTACGGCGGTCGGAAGTACATGGAGATCTGGTGCGAGTGGAGCAGCGGAAAGGACGGTGCTGCAGATGAGCGTGAATGAGACCATCATCGCGGCGGTGACGCCTGTGGTTCCCATCTGCGTGCCGGACATGTACACGGGTGAGGCGGAGGAGTACTGCACCTTCAACTATCCGGAGATTCCGGAGTGCTTCGGAGATGACCGACCCACCCTTTACCGCTGTCCCGTGCAGCTGCACTACTACTGTCCGAAGGGCTGGAACAGCCTGCCCAAGCGCCGGGCGCTGCGCCGGGCCATCCTGGACGCGGATTTCACCGCGCCGGAGGTCGAGAATGCCAGCGACGAGGATGGACAGCACTTTGTATTCGAGTTTGAGGTGCTGGGAGGTGTGTGAGCATGGCGGAGTTCTCCTTTTCCGGTATCGATGAGCTGATGCTTTCTATGCAGGAGGTGGCCGAGATCCCCGACGAGGTCGTGGATGAGATGCTCAACGCTCAGGCGGATGTTGTCGTCCGTGCGCAGAAACGCAAAATCCGACAGTACCGCATCTACGATACGGGTACCTCTCAGAGAGCTGTCAAGAAAGGCAAGGTTAAGCTGAGTAAGGACGGGAAACGGGTGTTGTATGTTGCCCCAGCAGGTGTCCGTGTTCGGGGAAAGGAAAAACTGTCCAAGACCCGAAACGCCGAAATCCTGTTTGTGAATGAGTTCGGCAAACGGGGAAAACAGGCTCGTCCGGCAATTCGCGACGCAAATGAATTGTCGGCGGCCGAGACCACTGCGGCGGCTGCTGAAGTCCACCACAGATGGTTGGAATCCAAAGGATTATAGGAGGTAACCTATGAGCCAGTATGGCGCATTTGAGGGCCGCTGGGCCCCCATTATCGCAGAAACCGAGGGCGCTCTGCCCACCTACGGCAATGCCGTGAGTCTGGGGGCGCTGAGCGGTGTCACAGATGCACTGACCTTCGCTAAGCTTAAAGCGGAAGGGGATGACCGGGTGGTGGACAGCCTGGACGACTTTGTTAGCGGCACGGTGGACATCGCGTATGACGCCGGCGTCACCAATGAAGCGCTGGCCGCCGTTTACGGTACCACGATTGGGGAGGACGGTGATCTGGCCTTCGGCGTGGACGACCATCCGCCCTATGGTGGATACGCCTTTATGCAGCGTATGGTTCGGGGCTCCGGTGCAGATGCCGAGAAGTTCTTTCAGGGCGTGCTCTATCCCAAGATCAAGGCGGTGCCCCAGGGCAAGACCTACAACGGCAAGAAGCAGTCCGGTACCACCCTCACCGGAGACAAGATCCACGCAGACATGGAGGCGGCGCTGAACGGTAAGTACAGGGTCTTCTCTTCGGAGTTCAAAACCAGGGCAGAGGCCATCGCATGGCTGGATGGCAAAATCCCCAAGGCGGCAGCAGCTGCAGCATCTGAGCCCGCTGAGGGCACCGATTAACGGCAAAAAGCCGGCCGCTCCGGCGGCCGGCTTTTTGCACAGGTAAAGGAGAATTATGAGGACTATCAAATTTGAATTTTACGGCGAGACCTACCATCTGCGTCTTACCAGCGCGGCGCTCTATGACATCTATGAGAAGTTCGGCAGGGAGG